CGCGACGTAGTCGCAGGTGACGAATTTGCCAACACTGTTAACACTCAAGAGCCATTAGTATAATGGCTTGGCTTCTGCTCGTGGGGTTACTGTTAAGTATCCCTGACGGGCCCGAAGTTACAAATTGCGAACAAGCTAAGATAGCATCAAAGCTTATTTGCGATTTACAGAGTGAGGAAGAGTCTACACAATAGTGTAACTCTTGTAACTGATAGACAAGGAGATTCAATAATGAACTTCGATACATTTACATTCGACGTGAGTCGATGTTATGTGAACGATCAGCGTGGTCAGATAGATGAGACTATCCGTCTACGGGTCCTTGGTTGGATCCGAAGTCGTGATATATCTCGCCTATCATCCTGTGTTGACCTATTTCCCGAGGCATATCATACTCGGGAGCTCGCATGTTTTCTACGACAAGTTTCAGCTTTCTTTAAGAAAAATGAAGCTTTCTCTGACCAAAAGGTTTGCGATGCTGCTGCCGAATTGTCCTTTGAAAGGGCAGAGCGGATTTGCAAAATCACAAACAAGAGGTTAGATTACTACTTCTGTAATGAAGATCGTCTCGATCCTCAATTACGGAGTAACATTCGTAGAGCCGTACACATCATAGAAGATGTGCTCGGTACATTCGAGTCATTCTTTGACAGATTACCGTCAATGATTAGGCTAACTTCAGGAGCTTCTGCTACACGGTCCAGAAAACATTCCCTACCGCACCTTAAGGCGCGCATAAAGGATGTTTCCTGCTCTCGTCAAGCACTTCCATATGTTAACGCAGTCTATAACCATTTTGGTTTTGACTATGTATCATATGATGTGGTTAACGAAAACCGTGTTACAACTGTTCCTAAGAACTGGAAGACGAGCCGTACTATCGCGTGTGAGCCGGAAGGGAATTTGTCCCTACAGCTCGCGCTAGATGAGTACATTAAAGAACGTTTGCCTAAATTAGGCATCGATCTCTCGTCCCAGTCTCGAAATCAGATTCTAGCTAAGCAGGGCTCCCTTGACGGGGACCTCTGTACGCTAGACCTCTCTATGGCTTCCGACACTGTAGCT